TGGAATTGATGAGAAAGAATCTTTCCATAAGATTGATATGTTCTGAACTGCGTGAGAGGCCCTTTTCGATTGAAGTTTACGGCACCTCTGGCGTGGGTAAAACTACATTTTTGAAGGAGTTGCAAACTATTTTGCTTAAGAGTGCCGGTGAGTCGACTGACATGCGATATCGTTTCACAAAGACTACAGGAAGTGAATACTTTGATGGATGGAAATCAGACATGAAGGTTTTCAATGTTGATGATTTTGGAAACGAGATGACACAAGGAGCCAGGGATGTCGAGGTCCAGGGGCGATTATTGATCGACGTGATTAACAACACGCCTTACCTTGCTAATATGGCATCCGTTGAGGAAAAAGGTGAGATATTCATGGAACCAGTTTTGGTTGGGCTTACGACTAATGTGAAGAATTTGCATGCACATAGGTTGTCAGCTTCACCTTTCTCCATACAAGGACGTATGAACTATGTGATAACTTTGCACGTGAATGAGGGATTCTTAACCAATGGCAAAATTGATGCTAACAAGGTTAAAGATTCTTATGCCGCGTTTCCAAGGACACGCATATGTGATGATCGGGTTTGGCAAGTCACTATTGAGCAGGCAGTTCAACCGGAAAAAGAATACGACCTATGTCAGTACAAGATAGTGCATGAGGATGGAGTTCATTATTCAAGAGTTCCCACATACGTGGCCATTAACTTTTTGGTCAAAAAGTATCTTGCGCATAAAGATTTGCAAAAGTACGTGTTGGAAAGTTTTAAGAATGATGATTTTGTTGTGGAAAACACTGATGGAGATTACACTCAGATAATTTCTTTGGAGAATCAATACGGCTATGTCGATTTGTGGCAACAGATTGAAACATGGGCCATGAGATGTATGACTGTCGAGAGAATCAAGTATACCGAGATTTACATTGAGCGAGTTTTTTCTAGACTCCTTTTGTTAATTATCGGCAAATGTGCGAGACGTTTTCGGCGTGTGTATTTCACTTTCCATTTTTTCAACATACCTAGAACTATGATGTTGCTCTTTTTCATTTTGAGTTTCAATCATTTTGTTTTTGGTTTGTCTTGTGCAGCTTTCCTTTTAGATGCATTTTTCATTTTGATAGGAAGTCTTTTCACTTTTTGTAGACTAAGTCTTGAAAGATATGAAGTTGCATCGTTGCGATTGTCGGATATTGCTAGATGGGCTTATTCGAAACGAACGTTGAATGTTTTGAAGGGATCAGCAGCCATCATTCTTTTCCTGAAATTGGTGAGACAATTGTGGGTTGCACGTGTGGATAGTCAAATGTTGGACGACATTTCTACCGCGAAGGAGCGTGAGAGTACGGAATCAATTTGGACTAAGATAGGCACGGCAGTGTCAAATTTTGGCGCCAAGTCTAGAACCACCACTGAGTCTCAACTATCTAACGTCATTAAAAAGAACACTTACTATGCTGAAGTGCATTGCGAAGGACACAAGTCAAGAATGGCCAATGTAGTGTTTATAAGCACCAACTATTTGATTTTACCTTATCACTATTCTTTGTTTGATGGTGTAGAGGCAGATGAATTGGAACTTGATTTGTACAAAGAAGGAAAGGACGTTGTTAGGGTCACTTTGAATGTATCTCAATCTGTGAAGTTGCCTGATTCCGACATTCGGTTGTACTA